ATGAAATCTTTGACAAAAAGATTCAGATTTACCGCGATAATGGTTTCTCTAAATTTGAAATCGAAGCCATAGATTAAAGATATATACTATCTATGGCAACTTACAATGTAAAATTTAATAAAGATGATAGTGTTATCAGGCACGTCATTATAGGTCTACTTGCGGATTTAAATAATAAGGTATATTTTTACCGTCAACTTGATAACGATAATCGAGTTGAGGTTGATGTACCTTTTTATTATGCAATAGCAGGTGACGAAGATTTCCTTAAAGACAATTTCTTATTCTTAACAAAAGATGGTTTAAGATGTGAACCTGAAGAGGTTAGAGCAGATGGTAACTATGACAGAGTACCCCGTGGTGTTGTTAACTTTGAAGGTATGTCTATTGATTCATCTAAACTTGTTAACAAACGCACAAGGGGTTCTTATACTAAGATGAACGATAACGGTGCTATGGAAGGTTATAACGCTGAATTTGAAATGATACCAATTAACATTTCAGTTAATGTAGAGATTATCACTTCATCACAGTTAGACAACTTTAAGATTGTTGAACGCGTCATTAAAAGACTATACAAGTCTAATCAATACAATATCGAGGTTGGTGATTTATATGAAGGTTCTTACAGAATGCCATCTTATTATGCAATGCCTGAAGACTATTCGACGGAAAGACCTGTTGAGTTTTCTTTTGATTCAAATGAAGGATATAAAGTAACTTTTCCCCTTGAAATTAATTCATTCATTCCTTCGTTTGAGTGGGATACTGAAATGCACGTTGGTAACAGGATGTTTGAGATTCATACTCAACCAACACACACAGATCAAAAAGATTTTGACAGGACATCAGACGATAATCCAAAACGTATCGTTGACTAAGATATATAAAAAAATAAAGATATTAAATTATGAATCTTTCTCCTATTAATATTGTTAATGAAAACGAAGTAGAATTCTATCTACACGGTAAGTCTTATACAGTTAATACTTCTGAAAATACAATCGTAGAAAATGAAGAAATTAACAATGAGTTATTATCATTAGCATGGGCTCTTGAAAACTTTCAGTTTACAAATGAAGCAATCATTTGGTACAAGGGTGTTTACAAAATGTATTACAATATTCAGGAAAACAAGTTTTACATGGGTAGTACTAAAGTACTGGATGAAAACTTTGCAGAGTTTCTTTTAGCTTCTGGTGTAATTAGATATGAAGAAAAGCCAGTTGCAGCAGCATTTGAAAACGCAGCAAGAAATATCGATAAGTATGTTGACCTTGACTTTGTAAAAACAGTTAATGAAAACAACAACCTAATCGACGTTATGAAAGTTGGTGGTAATGTTTACATCTCAAGATTAAACGAATCAGCAAAGCTATACAATTTCTTTAAGGCTAATACAGCAAACGCAGCGATTGAATACGTTAACGAAAAGACAAACGTAAACATTACTGAATTTGTAGCTGAGTTGGTAGAAGGTGAGTTAACAGAATACGTTGATGCACTTGACGAACTAAAGCAAAAAGGTGAACTAGTAGATTTCTTAAAAGACCAAAGAAACAGACTAGCTGAAGCGGACAGGTCGATTGAAGAAATTAAAGCAGCTGACGCTCTTATCGAAGGTGAGATTGCAAGATTTGAAGCTGAGATGAAAGAACTAAAAGCTACACTATAATGCATAATATTAAGACATTTGAGCAATTCGTAATTAACGAAGAGGACACTAGCAGGTCTAATGGGTATGTACCAGGTTCTTTGAAAAGAGAATTTGAAGATATGCCAGAGGGCACGGAGCTGTCAATAGACGCTCTAAGCTATTCTCAATCAGCAAATGATGACCTTGTAATCTGTTTTGTGAATGATGATATGATCAGAGTTCCAAAATCGAGATTAGAGCTGGAAGACGGCGAAGGCATTTAAATTGCTCAAATCTTATTAAGATACCTCGGGATTCTATTCCTAGGGATCAAGCCCGGTAAACCCGGGCTTTTTTACTCATGGTTATTTTGAAACACTTATCAATTTATATCATATAATAATCAAAGATACAAACATTAATTTAACAATCGTGGCTAGAAAAAAGAATTACTTAAACAATAAAGACCTTTACGCTGAAATCGTAATGTCAAAGGAACAGGACAAACTGACTCCTAAAGCGGAGAAAATGTTGATGTTGTTGGCTGAACGTGCTATTCGTAAAATGTCTTACGTTTATGATGATGACAGACAGGACTGCTTACAGTTTGCCATGCTTGATTTATTAAAGTATTGGAGGAACTTTAATCCAAAGTATACTAATGCGTTTGCGTACTTTACGGAAATTGCAAAGAGAGGATACGCTAAAGGATGGAACAAGATTCACCCACAAAAATATAAAGATACAATGTCTATCGACAGAGCTGGTGCAAGACCGGGCGAAGAAGGTGGACTGTTCTCAATCTAATGTCTATAAAAAGGGTCAGACCCACTAATAAGTCTGGCTTTGTACAGGGTTACTTTAAACCAAAGAACCCATCAAAGTATAAAGGACCAGAGCCTATAATCTACCGGTCTTCATGGGAGCGTAAGTTCATGATGTGGTGTGATAGCAACAAGCAAGTTGTTATATGGTCAAGTGAACCTGTACAAATACCTTATTGGTCAAAACTACACAATAAGAAGCGTACATACTACCCTGACTTTTACATGAAGATTAAAAAGAATGATGATTCGATAGAACACATTCTTGTAGAAATCAAACCCGAGGCTCAAATCAAAAAGCCGAAGCCACCGACAACAAACAGCAAGAAAGCTTTAAAGAACTATAAGTTTCTTGCAGAACAGTACGTGGTTAATAGAGATAAATATAATGCAGCACAAGAGTTTGCTAACGGTAGAGGTTGGCGTTTTGTGGTGATGACAGAAAAGTCTCTTAAATAATGGGTCAAATTAAAAAGGACATACAATCACAAATAAAGATACACGGTTCTAAGGCTAACGCTAGGAAAGCAGCTGAAGATTGGTATGCCACATCTTTAAATTCGTTTAAGAATAATACCGTTGCTAAATACGGTGAACGTTTTAGACCAGGTAAGATTTATGTTTTTAGATACGACACACCTATCACTGAAAATCTTGAATGGTGGGACCGTAACCCAGTGGTACTAGCACTTGACCCTTACAAAGGTAACGATGTTGCTATCAATCTTAACTTGTTGCCTGTTAATGTAAAAGAAACATTATTGGACGACTTGCATATAAGATTAAATGGACAGATCAAAACAAATGAAGATAGGTCTAGAAATAATGCTAAAACACAAGGTCAATTAAGTTTAAGTTACCAAGGTGCTAAGCGTTATTTAGATGAATATGGTTGCGGATTCGCTATAAGACAGTACAAGCCAAACTTAAAAGTTAAGCAAGCTGTGGTGTCTTATGAGAATTGGGCAAAGATAGTACTTTGTGAATTTGCAGAGCTTGAAGGTATAACACCTGGTATGCTACGTGCTATGTTCAGAAAGTATTATAATAATAAGAATATATAAAGAAATTTAAAGCAATTAAATGGCAGGTTTCGTAAATAACAACAATGGTCCTCTTTCATACGGCAAGAGACCATTTACTTTAAGTACAGCTCTTAAAAGCCTTTCATCGTTTGGTATGTACTACGATGATATGGTTCTTCGTCAATCTCAAGCAATTGGCCCAACTGAAGATGCCTTTGGTTACGGTCAAATGAACCCACTGGGTATAGATAATGACGACATTTATGGTGCATTTGCAGCACTGTCAATGACAGATACAAACATGCGTAAATCTATCCCATTATTTGATAGAGCTTACGAATCAAAAAGAGAAGAGCTTAGAAAATTCTCACTTAACGATGAGATTGAAGATATCTTAGATATTCTTTGTGACGAAACAATTGTCTATGATGATAAAAACTTTTTCTGTTACCCTGACATTATCGGTTTAGAGGTTTCAGATGAGGTTGACAAATATTTTAAAAGGTCGTTTAGAAACATTTACCAATACTTTGGTTTTAATGGTGACCAATCAGCTTGGTACTTCTTCCGTAAATTCCTTATCGATGGTTACCTATCGTTTGAGATTATTTATAATGAAGAGCAAACTGAAATTATAGGTTTTAAAGAGATTGACCCAATTACCCTAATGCCAGGTTTTAACAAAGAAGATGGTAAAAAGGTTTGGGTACAATTTAAAGACGACCCGATGAAGGAAAGAGTCCTTTACGATTCACAAATCATTTACATTTCATATTCATCAATTACTACAGTTTCAAGAGTTTCTTATGTTGAGCGTCTAATCAGGTCGTTTAACTTAATGAGAATCATGGAACACACTCGTGTTATTTGGGCTGTGACAAATGCATCATTTAGAATGAAGTTTGTTATCCCAATGGGTGGTAAGTCTAAGACAAGAGCTAAGCAGTCTCTTGCACAGCTGATGAATAACTATAAAGAGGTTGTAGACTTTGATTGGGAATCAGGTACACTTGAAACGGACGGCAAGCCAATGCTTCAGTTCTCAAGAGAATACTGGTTACCTTCTAAAGAGGGTGAGACACCAGAGATTGAAACTCTTGGTGGTGATGGGCCAGACCTTTCAGATACAGAAGCACTTAAGTACTTTAATGATAAACTTAAGCATGTATCTAAAATTCCTTATAACAGGTTCATGTACGAAGACGGTGGTGGTGATTTCAATCTAGCTGCTGATGGTATGATTAGAGATGAGATTAAATTCTCTAAGTTTGTAAGAAGACTACGTTCTGCTTTCCAAGAAGTTCTTGTTAAGCCAATGTACTTACAAATGTGTCTAAAGTACCCTGACTTTGCTAATGACCCACAATTTAAAACGCAAATTGCCCTTAGATTTAACGAAGAGAACATGTTTGCTGAGTTAAAACACATGGAAATCATGGAACGTAGATTAGACTTTATTGGTCAAATGCGCGACAACCTAATGATTACTGACCCAGTGACAATGGAAGAAGATTACTTCTTCGATATGGACTTCTTAGTTGACAAGTACTTAAAGCTGACACCGGACGATAAAGCTGCGAATGATGCATACAAAGCTAGAACGGAAGAAGCAGGTGCCGGTGAAGAGCCAGAAGACCCAATGGGTGGCATGGGAATGTAAAAAAATACTTAAGTATAATGAATACACTTAAAACATTTGAGCAGTTTGTATCTGCTAATGAAGAAGCTATTAATGCTGGTCCAGAATCAGAAGTTGTAGTTGATGATATGATTACAACAAACGGCACTAAAATATCTTCAGAAGAAATTCTAGGTGTTGTAGTTTCGTCTGATAATGAAAAGCAACTGGTTGATAAAATGTATGATAAATTTGGACAAACATCTTTTTCAGAAGAGGATATATCGACATTAAAGAAATACTGGAACGACTATTCTGCTGAAAATAAAGAAGAAGAGTTAGAAAAAGAAAAAGAAGCTGAAGAAGGTGGTGAAGGTGACGACCCACTAGCGGGCATTTAAAAAACAAAATTTCTTGTTTTTTAAACTCGATATATAAACAAATATATTATAACATTCATGAACTATAATAATCTACTGATTCTTGAGAGATCAAGCAGTACTCTTATCGCTGACGAAAAGTCTGGTGTATATGTACTGGAAGGTATTTTTGGTGAGATTGACAGAAAGAATAAAAACAATCGTATTTATACTGAATCTGAATATTTACCACAAATCGAAGCTCTACAAGAAAAAATTAAGTCATCAAAGTTACTAGGTGAATTAGATCACCCGGCTAAATTTGATGTATCTTTAAAGAATGTATCACACGTTATTGAAGAGCTTTACTACGATAAAGAGTCCAAGCAAGTAAAAGGTAAAATTAGACTACTAGACACAGATGCTGGTAGACAAGCTAAAGCGTTAGTTGACGCTGGGGTACCTTTACAAATCTCTTCAAGAGCAGCTGGTGAAGTTAGCGAAGGCGGTCAAGTAAAAATCAAACAACTATTTACTTATGACCTAGTAGCTGACCCAGGTTTTGCAAATGCAGAACTTAATAGAGTTAATGAATCATTTGGTTTTGATGTTGATGACAACATTCAAATTTTCCAAATCTCTGATTCAGAAAACCTAGTTACAGAAACAGAAACAATCGAAAATCAAAATAACACAAATACAATCATGGAAAATCAAGCTAGATTTGTAAGTGTTGAGGATTTCAACAAGTACTCTGCGTACCTTGCTGAAGAAATCAAGTCGCTTAAAGAATCTCTAGCCAACAATTCTACTGAAGGCGTTGAAGAAAGAATCGAAATGCTAACAAATTATGTAGAGCATGTTGCAGAGACTGCTGACAAGGGTATCCAATACACTGAATACATTGCTGAAAACCTAGATAAGTCTATTGATTACTCAAATTACGTTGCTGAGAAGCTAGACAACTCAATCTCTTACACAGAGCACGTTGCAGAAGCTGCTGGTAACATTAAAGAGTATGCTAACTATCTAGCAGAAGCAATGAACGAAGGTGCTACAGATTACGAAAACGTAACAAAGTACTTAAACTACCTAAAAGAAAATGTAGAGTCTGTATCTGAATACGCTGACTACATCGCTGAAACTATTAACACTAACCTAATTATGGAAGAAGAGGTTAATAATGGTGATGATAAAACAGGTACTGAAGCAGATGAACTAGAAGCTGAACTTAAAGAAGTCGACAATGATGCAGAAGCACCTGAAGATAAATCAGCTGAACTAGAAGCAGATCTTGACAAAGATGCTGCACCTGCTAAGGAGGTGGCTGAATCAGACATTAAAGTTAACAACGGCGACGACAAAACAGGCGTTGAAGCAGATGAACTAAAATCAGACGCTAAAGAAGTTAACAACGATGTTGAAGCACCTGAAGACAAGTCTAAAGAATTAGAAGCTGACCTTGAAAAAGAAGCAACAGATTCTAAAGTAGTTGTTGAAGCAGAAGAAGAAGAAGCTGTAGAAGAAGCATGTGACGCTTGTGGTGCAAACCCATGTGAATGTGTATCTGAAGAAGTTGAAGACAAATCAGGCGAGCTTATGGATGAGCTAGAAGATGAAGTTGATGATTCAGGTGAAGAAGTTGACGTTGTAGAAGCTTACAAAAACGAAATTTCTGAAAAACTATCTGCACTTATTAATAAAGCAACAGTTAAAGAAAACAATAACCCTCACTTCTTTAGATTAGTATCTGAAGCAACTCAAGAGAAATTCAATGCTCTAGAAGATACTGATAAGTCTAAAGTATTAAAAGAAGTTGAAGGTAGAGGTTACCTAACAGAATCTCAAATCAACACTCTAATGGAATCTGCACTTGTAGAAGTAGCTGGTCAAACAGCACCTTACTTCGTTGAAGCAATGCCATCTGAGTACAAAGAAACATGGGCTAAACTATCAGAAGCTAAGAAATCAGCAATTGCTGCTCAAGCTAAAATGGTTAAGCTAACTTCACCATACCAAGTTAAAAACTTCTGGGAAACGAGAGACCTAAGAGAAACAACTCCGGTTATGGAAAAAGTTGAAATGATTAATGAAGCTAAAAAGCAAGAAGCTCCTAAGTCAAAAACTATCACTTATAACACTGATGGTATGGCAGAAGCACTAGCAGCTAGATTCAAAAAATAATCATGAAACACGTAAAATTATTTGAACAATTTTTAAATGAAGGTTGGGATGAAGACGGTAACTCTGGAGTCTTTTCAATTGGAAATAAAAAAGTAAATTGGTTTATAAGATACGTATTTGATAAGGACAGCACATTTGCACAAATAAACGTTGATACTGCAGAGTTTGCAGAAGCAATGGATTTAAATGCAGATGAACTGGTATCAGATTATTCTGAAATCTTTCCAATCATTTCTGCTAAGCCAGAAAATGATAACAAAAACTGGAGAGAATTAAACGCAGAAGACTTTGATTTAACTGACCCTATTAAAAAATATAATAATGCATCTGCATTTTTAAAATGGGCAAAACCATTTAATAAAAGTCTAGAAGCTGATTTAAAGTATTATAAATAATCAAAAAAACAAAAAAATCATTTTTTTAGCGTAATACTCTAAAAGTACAATGATATATAATAAAATCGACGAAGGACGACAGAAGCAAAACGTCCGAGCATGTCGAATTAAACAATAGCCAAAAAAATAAAAATTAATACAATGGCAAATTTAATCAATGAAGCTGAAATCAGAGCAACATGGGCTCCTATCATCGAGTCTGCTACTGGTATCAACGATTCAAACAAACTAGCTTGGATGTCAGAATACTGTCACAACCACAAGCTATATGAAGAAGCATCTCTATCTGCTGTAACGCCGATGATGCTTAAAGGTATGGGTGCTGCAACTCTACCATCTGACCACATGGGTGCTACAGGCGCTGTAGATGGTTCAGGTGATAAAGCTCCAACACTACTTCCACTAGCAATGCAAGTTGCTGCTCAAACTATCGGTCTAGATCTAGTACCAGTAGTACCAATGGCTGGTCCAATGGGTCTACTATCTTACCTAGATTTCGTATATGATGGTGGTGCTGCAAGAAACTCTGCTGCTGGTCTAAACGTAATGTTCGTTAAGTCTGACGTTGCTGCAACTGATCTAGTTGCTGACCCTAAAGTAGGTGAGTCAAGATTAGACGGTGTTGCAATCTACAAAGTAACTCTAGCTGGTGGTGCTGATACTGCTGCTGACCACTTTGCATCAGGTGCAAAACTAGAACTAGTTGAAGCTCTAGAAAACCACATCCCAGCATTTTCTGGTGATGCAGATGGTAATCCATTTAACAGAGCTGACGGTGAAAGAACTCCTGAGAACATCATGGGTCTATCTCTATTCAGCAAATCAGTTGCTGCGGAAACTTTCCAAGTAGCTGCTGCTGTAACAAGAGAGCAAGTTCAAGATCTTAAGCAATTCGGTGTTGACGCTGTTGCTCAAGTTGAGGCAGTTCTAACTAACGAACTAACTCAGTCTATCAACAGACTAATCCTTAACAAAATGAACGATATCGCTGAAACAGGTATCGGTGGTGCATCTAACACAATTGACGTAGCTCCTTCAGCTAACTACGGTGGTGAAACAAGAGGTGAAGCACACAGAAGAGTTCTAACGAACATTCTAGCTGCTGCAAACCTTATCGCTAACGAAGGTAGAAGAGGTGCTGGTAACTTCGCAGTTGTTGACTGGAAGCTTGCTTCAGCTATGCAGGGTATTGCTGGTTTCGTACCAAACCCAATGGCTAACACGTTCTCTCAAGTTGCTGGTGCAATTTACCCACTAGGTTCAGTTGCAGGTATCAACATCTACGTTGATCCAAACCAACAACCAAAACTTGTCGAAGGTAAAGATGTTTCATCAGTTCTAGTAGGTAGAAAAGGTGACGGTAACGGTTCTGGTCTAGTATTCATGCCATACCTAATGGCTGAATCAGTTCAGACTATCGCTGAAGGTACAATGGCTCCAAAGGTAGCAGTTAAGTCTAGATTCGCTCTAGTTGAAGCTGGTTTCCACCCAGAGCTAAACTACCAGAAATTCTCTGTATCTAACCTAGAGCTATAATCTTTAGCTTAGAATAACAGATTTCTAATATTAAGGGCTTCTCGAAAGAGAGGCCCTTTTTTGTTTATATTATAATGATATATAGTATAAGTAAAATAAAATCATATATAATTTATAACTATGAAACTTAAGTTAAATGAGTCTTTAAAGTCTTATTCTACTTTCCTTAATGAAAGAGAATCAGCGACAGCAGAGGCAACCCCAGAAGTTGACGTGAAAAGCGCAATGATTGCAGACGTTGATACAATTATTAATTCATTAGAAACGCTAGCAACAGCTGTTACTGAAATGAAAGAAGATTGGACTAAAGAATTTGCACATTTTGCAAAGCTAAACGAAGATAAAGTAGATGAGGCTAATGCTGCAGTACAATGGGCACTATCGTACCGTCTAGCTGGTAAGCAAAAGAAAATTACTACAATGAAGCTTAAATCTTCGGATATGGCAACAGCCGCTGCGAATCTTCAAGGTGCTGATAACAGAGATAAAAAAGCTTATATTCTTGACAAGAAAAAGCAGCTTGACGATAATGTTAAAGAACTACAAGCAATGGTTAATGATAAAGCTAAAGAAATTGGTGAAGTTGCAGTTCGTATCGTTAATAAAGTAAAATTAAAAGGTCAAATTGCAGTTATCAAGTCTCAAATTGGTAATGTTGACCCTAAGAAAGCTAAAGAAATGAAGCAAAGACTTGCGGACATTTCAGCTAAATCTAAAGAAGAAGATGAAGCAATTGCAGATTTCAAAGCTAAGGCAGATGCTGAAGCACAAGATGAAAAGGGCGACGATAAACTTCAAGACCTTAAAGCTAAAGTATCTGGTCTTAAGGATGAAAAGAAAGAGGTCGATACGTCTACTACAGTTGGTAAACTTAAAGCCGTTAAGTTTGATATTCAAATTGCACTTCTTAATGCACAAATCAAAGCAGAAGATGGTGACCCTAACACTGACCCGTCTGAAGATGATAAGAAAGCAAAAGAGCTTGAAGCTAAAGCAGCTGAGCTAGAAGCTAAGATTAAAGAAGAGGAGGCTGAAGGTGCAGACGCAGAAGAAGCTCCAGAAGTTGATGCAGAAGAAGCTCCAGAAGTTGACGCAGAAGAAGCTCCAGAAGTTGACGCAGAAGAAGCTCCAGAAGTTGATGCAGAAGAAGCTAAGAAAAAGGCAGCTGAAGAAGAAGCTAAGAAAAAGGCAGAAGAAGAAAGAGTTGCAGGATTAACAGACGAAGAAAGAGCAGCTGAAGAAGAAGCTAAGAAAAAAGCTGAAGAAGAAGCTAAGAAAAAGGCAGAAGAAGAAGAAGCTAAGAAAAAGGCAGAAAACGCAGAAGAAGTTGAAGACACAGAAGAAGTTGAAGCTAAGAAAAAGGCTGAAGAAGAAGCTAAGAAAAAGGCTGAAGAAGAAGCTAAGAAAAAGGCTGAAGAAGAAGCTGCAGAAGAAGAAGCTAAGAAAAAGGCTGAAGAAGAAGCTAAGAGAAAGGCAGCAGAAGAAGACCCTAAAGAAGCTCTTGTAATTAGAGCTAATGCAGTTGGTCTAAATGAGTTAGCTTCAGAAATCGATTCTAGATTAGCATGGCAACTTGCTGAAGGCACTAGTCTAAGACTTAAATACGAGTCTTTAATTAGAAAAGCAGAGTCAGATAAAACTCTTAACGAGTCACGTTACTTTAACAATGACGTAAAAGACGCATTTAGAAGACTACTATAAGTTTCTAGGATTAGCGTTACTTTTAAATAATTTCAGGAGCTCCTTTTGTTGATTCATTAGGAGCTCTTGACATTTTACGCGAAACTTAACTGAAGATTCGACAATACTCATTTCAACATTCTTAGAAAGAGTATCCCAATAATCTTTATGTACAAAGTTTTTTGGGCTAAAATCGTTCATAGAACTCATTATAGGTCTACCTGAAAGGGCACATTGCCAAGGTACCATATCGTACGATTCTTTAAGAGGTTCAATCTTTCTTAGTGATTTAGTACGCCAATCCCAAAACAGTTTGTGCTTGATACTTTTTGTATCAGTCCTGTGAATAGCCAAGATAACAGATAACACTTTTGGGTCATCTGTAATATGTCTAAGGTTTTGGTGTTCTAGTAGCAGTCGCTTATGACTTTTTGAAAGAGATTCAAAAGAAACACCGTGTTTACCGCGAACACCCGTCTTATAAACGATGTGTGGATATTTCTTTGGTTGTGCCATATACTATATTTATCTTTGAAACTAAACTCTATTATTGCATATAATAATTGTAAAAAAATGCATAAATGAGTTCAATCAATCAACTATTTACTGAAAAGTACCGTCCAAAGAATCTAGAAAGTCTAATTCTACCGGACCGAGTAATGAATAAATTTAAGAACGGTGTACAACAAAACATGTTGTTCGCTGGTTCACCGGGCACTGGTAAGACTTCAACAGCTAAGGCTTTAGTAAACCAGTATGACTTACCGTATTTGTACATTAATGCTTCAACGGATACTTCTGTTGATGTGATTCGTACAAGGATTACGGACTTTTGTTCAACAATGTCCATACTTGACGACCGTGATAAGTTTAAAGTAGTCATTCTTGATGAGGTTGATGGTGTATCTGACCAGTTCTTTAAGGCACTTCGTGCAACAATGGAACAATTTGCAAGTAATTCAAGGTTTATTGCAACTTGTAATTACATTAATAAGTTACCAGACCCGATTCTTTCGCGCTTTGAAGTGCTTAACTTTGATTTTGATAAAGAAGAAGAGTCTGAACTAACTAAAAAGTACATCAAGCGAGTATACGACATTACAGGTTCTGAAGGCATGTCTATTGAAAAGCCAGCACTTGTAGAATTTGTTCGCCGTAACTTCCCTGATTTGCGTACAACACTTAACAAGCTACAAGGCTATAAAGTACAAGGCACTCAAAATATTACAGTTGATGATGTCAAACGATTTAATTCAGTTTACAAAGATGTCTTTGAATTGATTTTTAATGAAACAGACCCGGCTAAAAATTACAAGTTACTTGTTTCAGAGTACGCTAATCGAGTTGATGATGTATTACAAACTTTAGGTGAAGAGTTTATTGAGTATATTCAAACAGAAAAATCTAATGCTGTTAGATTTATACCGCAAATTATTATTACAGTAGCCGAACACCAAGCACAACGTAATCATGTGATTGACCCTGTGATTACAATGCTATCTTGTATTTATAAAATACAAACAATAGTTATACAATAATTTTTATTTGTCACATTTTTTTGCTATATTAGTGACATACAAAAGACATATATTATGAAGTTAGGAAAACATACATTAATGATTGACGGTAATTATTTCGTCTATAGTCGACTTTACGTAATGCCACGTAGAAGTGGCAAGCAATTGCTCGAGACTGAAAAAGACCAAGGTCAATTCATGCGAAAGCTATGTATTGATTTCGCGTCAGAAATCCGTAAAATGCAACCCTTTATTGACGAGGTTGTTATTGCCGTTGATTCTAAATCATGGCGTAAAGACTTTTATCCTGAAGCCGAGTATAAAGGTACTCGTAAATCTGATGACAGTGTTAACTGGGCGGCCGTATACCGTATTTACGACGAGTTTAGAGCACTCTTAGCTAAGAATGGTGTGATTATACAGCAAACACCAGGCGCTGAAGCAGATGATATCCTATTTGCCCGTGCGACTGAGTTAAACAATCAAGGTAAAAACTGTATTGTTTGGACCGGTGACCGTGACCTTATTCAATTAGTAGATTACGCAAAAGCAACAGACGGTTATACTCTTTGGTACTACAACACTAAAAGAGCTTTACTAGCTTTTGAAGGCTTTACTGAATTACTAGAACAAACAACAGGTGATTCTGTTTCACCAGATGAACTATTATTTAATTTAAATAATGGTGATATTAGTTCTGATGAAATCAAAGGTAAAATTAAAGACTGGGTGCGTAGCAATAAAGTTACTATCGAAGAAATTGATTCTCGGGCCTTTATCTTTAAAAAGATTTTAGTAGGTGATAAGTCTGATAACATTATGTCAGTTGTTACATACACTAAAACTATGAAAAATGGTAAAGTACGTACATTTTCAATTACAGATAACCAGGCTGATAAAATTCTATCTCAATATGAAAAAGACT